GCATTGGAACTTACTGGTGACTTACAGCAGACGTACGATTGAAAACCCAAGCGATAGAGTAATCCTTGAGAAAGCAGAAGCAAGGGAGCTTTATCGCAATTGGGAATACAGCAAAAACAAAGACTTGATTCGTGCAAGACTTGAAAGAGCAGAACGAATCTATGGTTCTGGTGCTAGAGACAGAATCAGGTCATACATGGCCCAAATGAGAGAAGGAACACTTGAATGACATTTATGGTCACATATATCGTTTATGGAGAGCCAGTAGGCAAGGGAAGGCCAAGGTTTGCCAGAAGAGGGAAATTTACTTCTACCTACACGCCACAGAAGACCAAGACCTATGAAGATGAAATCAGATTGATGGCAAAGGCTGCTATGGGTGCTTCAGAGCCTCTAGAAACGCCTATGACAGTCGCAATTTACATCAGGGTAGGCATACCAGCATCCTACTCAAAACAAAAGCGTAAGGACGCATTGGCAGGAATCATCAAGCCAATGAAGAAACCAGACTTGGACAATGTTGCCAAGTGCTTTTTAGACTCAATGAATGAAATTGTCTATCTTGATGACAAACAGGTCATAAATCTTCATGTGACCAAGGTTTATGCAGAAACACCAGCAGTCGAAGTGATGGTCAAAGAGGACTTAGGGTAAGTCCCAATACAAAACCTTGCAAAACAGGAATAACATTTAATTTTTAACAGGAGTGAATGATGAGTACATGGGAATTTGACACAACCACAGGAGCAGGTAGCGAGGTTGTTACTGTCGTTTATGAGTATGAATACGATGGTGAAACAACTTATAACGAGTCAATCAAAGAGATTTGGTATGAGGGTAGAGATGTCATTGGGTTGTTATCTGATGAACAATTCCAAGAATTAGAGATGGAAGCAGCTATGCGATTCCAGCACCACAAGCTCAACTACAAACAAGAATATGAGCCATGAGAAAGCAAGTTAAACGTAAGGTATGGGCATTGGTCAATCCATTGTCCTATGCCTTGGAGGGTGCTTCCATCACCAAAAGAGACAAGCTAGACAAGCTCAGACTGATGGAATATTCAGCACTTGATGCAATCACCAAGGGCATTGGAACAGTACAAGATTGGCACACCCTCACCGAGGTTTTAAACCTGTCTGAAACAATGGCAAAGCATGGCATCGGAAAAGATGAAGTTTTGCCAGTATGCGAGAAAGCACAAAAAGCCTTGTATGAGGCAGCACTCAGATATCAATCAACTATGCGTATGGGTTTGAGTGGAGAGGGAATTCAGGCGTGTCGTGATTTGATAGCTTTCGCTGATTTACAGCAATCAAGTATTAGTCGATCTGAATTTGAAAAGTATATTCAAAAGACTAGAAACTACATTAAATCCAATAATCATAATGTTGTGGAGATAATATAATGGATTATCCATCAAAAGCAATTCAATATTTAATCGACACAGCACCAATATATGCTAAAGCCAAAGCTGACCGAATATATTTAGAAGAATTTAGAAAATCTAGAAAAGCTCAATTAATGTCAATAGCGGGAACTGAGGTTTTAGGTAAACAAGAAACCTTTGCTTATGCACATGAAGACTATATTCAAATATTACAGGGCATAAGACAAGCAGTAGAAATAGAAGAGAAATATAGATGGCTAATGACCGCAGCGCAAGCAAGAATTGAAGTTTGGAGAACCGAGCAATATTCGGCTCGAATGGAAGTTAAAGCCACCCAATGAACAATAAACTGAACACAAAAGAGAGATTGCATCTTGCAAGGGTTAAAAGTCTCCCATGTTCAGTATGCAATGCATCAGGGCCAAGTGAAGCCCACCACTTTAAACAAGGGCTGCAGTACACTTGCATTGCCTTATGCGCCGATTGCCACCGAAACCCAGTGCTAGGATGGCATGGTCAAAAGAGAGCATGGGCAATTTATAAGATGCTGGAAATTGATGCGCTGAACGAAACCATTCGCAGATTGTGCGAAGATGTGCATTTAAAAGCTGATAGAAGCCATTTCTAGGCGTTTTTCAAAGCTTACCAATATCAACTATGCTTGACGTAAAAAAGAGCTTTAAAGCCCTTATTTGATAGACAATAAAAAAGCCACTTTTTAGGGTGGCTGTGTTGTTAGCGTTTGGTAAGAATTTTTAAAATTAGGGCAATGCAAGCATAGATCATTTGTCCTCGCCTTCGTTCAAAATCTCCAAAATTTGCTTTAGTTTTTCTGGTGAAACAGTAAGCCATCTAGTTTGGCCTTGCTCATTTTGAATTTTTAAGTCTGCTTGATTTTGGCCTAAACGGGAAAATTCGTAATCGTAGTAAGTCATTCTGTCGCCTCTACATCAAAAGGGATTGAGTTATCAATAAAGGCTTGTCGGCTATCGTAAGGAAGCGCAAAGATAATGCCAAATTGACGATTGACAGCAGCTTGAACCTCTAAAGGTAAGCGTTTTAATTCCAATTCTGAGCCATCTTTAGCGTCTGTGACTGTTACTTTATCGCCATTAGGTAGCGTCACATATTGAACGGCAGCAATTGAGCCATGAGTGATTGTATATTTAGCCATTATTTACACCTTTGAGTCACAAAAAACAAATGTATAGCCCTTGCCATCACTTGAACCGCCATAGCACATATTGGAAATGTCCCAATTGAGCTTATGCTTTTCAATTAAAGCTTTGATGGCCTCAAAATGCACTAAGTGACCTGATAGTTGGTGAGGGTATGAAATTGTTACACTCAATTTGCTATCAGTTATAGCTTTAATCCTAGAGCCTTTAGCACCAGAACAGGGTAAATATTTTGTGTGGATTGCTTGCATTTTATTAACACCTATTAAGTTGAAACCTTGGGAAATTCCAAGGCCATAAGCCCCTAATTTAAGGGCTTACAGTCTTAAAATTACATATAAAAGCTTGTTTTGTCAGCGGTCAACTCATTAAAGCGGTCAATGTAGCGCTTAATTTGAACTTCATCATCATCGAATGTATTGCGAATAACGCTTGAACGTTCTTTGATAAGCCACTGATGATAGTAATCAGCACCTTCGGTCTCGAATAAGCTTAGAGCAAAGTCAGCATCAATTGAGGCTTGATCTTCGGGGAAATTGTCGATTGCAGATTGATAAAAAGTCATATTCACACCTATTAAAAAAGAAAATTAAATATTGCCTTCGGAGATATCGCAGCAAGCACACCATAAAAGACGGGCTAAATTTTCATTGTGATTGCTTAACTCTGCATCATCCCATGCGCCGTATTCTTTAAGGCAAGCTGCGACAATGGCTGGATTAAGCTTTTTTAGTTGACGGGCTATTGAAGGGCTTTTCATTAAAGCTTCTACATCAACGTCACATTGTCCTGAGTGGCTGCACGTTAAAGCTTGAGCTTTTGTGATTTGTAATTCAATGCGACCTAATGATTCTGTCCAATACATAATAAACCCCTTATTTAACCAAAACGTCAAAATAAGCTAGCATTGATGCCAAAGCACCACAAAACAGCACAATGGCAAAGATAGATTGAAGGATGATTGATTTCATGCTGCCACCTTATGTGGGTATGCTGTGGTTAACTTGAAGGCAATGGAAGGGTTTTCCGTTTTTGCAAATGATTGTCTCATTGCCAGCCAGTCAGTGAGTCGCATTGTGTTAGCCACAAAATCGCAAATTGTGAGTGTTGCAATATCGCTAGTGTTTTGTGCGTGGTGCGTGGTGTAGCGTAATCCGTTTTCACGGATAGATCTACGGGTTGCCTGGTAAGTTGTTTTATCCATTTTGACACCTATTGAGTTGATAAAAAGAGAGTGTTTTTTCTACCCTCTCACATATATAGCAGGGAAGAATCGTGCCAACTCTTGTAAGTCGTTGATTCTATTGACCCCTCCAAATCCCTAATAGGGTTTACCCTTAGAATTAAAGTATGCAATAATTAATTAATTCAATTTTTTGCATGAGGTTAGGACAATGGCAAGACCACCCAAAGCCGATACAGTACAGTTTCGGAGAAAGCTAGATAACCCTAAGTTGCAGATTCTTTTGAGTGCTGGGCAAGGGAATATCTCCCAAGGTTTTGAAAACGTCCTAGCAATCTATCAGCACTTGCATTCTCAGGGATACAGAATAGACAGCCCTTTAGAAAGCATTGGGTTAGTTACTAACTATGCCGAGGATAAAGAGACAGCCCTTAATGAGTGATCTAGTAGACAGTAAGGTAAGGGATAACATAAGGGATAGGTAAGACAGTGACTAAGTAAGACTAGTTCAAGTTACCCTGAAAAGGTGCTTCTAACTCTTACGCAGATAGTTATAAAACATAACGATATTGGTTATGACTCATAACGATATGAACTAGGTAGAAACCCTAAGAGAGGTTTGTGGTGATGGTGAGATGATAGGGGGGAGGGGTTAGGCTAGGCTTGTAGAGATTAGTGGAGCCCCCTACCCTCAAAAAAAGTGAAAACACTCCAGAAAGGACAAAGTGGAACAATTGAAGAGAGGTAGAGGACGCCCTAAAGGTTCTGTGAAGATGACGATACAGAGGTTTGCTGATAACCCTCCGTCTGTATTGCCTAAGACTGATCATCAGAGGTTGAAGGAGTTGAAGGAGTTGATGATTAGGTCTGGAGGTAAGGATGTAGCTCAGAAGGTGATAGAGATAGCATTGAATGATGAGCATCCGCATCAGTTGGTGGCTTTAAAGATGTGTTTGGACAGGACTCTACCTATCAGTATGTTTGAGAAGGATAAGAGTCAGAGGAGTGCTGTAACGATTAATATTACTGGATTGGGAGAGCCGACAGTGATAGAGACTGAAGAACCGACAGATGTAGAGGACAAGTATGGCAGACCTTAATTTCAGTTTACTTCCTTGGCAACAAGAGGTATTTAAAGACCAGACTCGGTTCAAAGTGGTGGCTGCTGGTAGGCGTTGTGGTAAGTCTAGGATGGCTGCTGTAACGCTGTTGATTGAGGGATTGAAGTGTCCTCAGGGTTCTGCTGTGTTGTATGTGAGTCCTACAATGGGACAGTCTAGGCAGATTATTTGGGATTTGTTGTTAGACCTTGGAGGAGAGGTTATACAGAACAGTCATGTCAATAACTTAGATATTACTCTGATAAACGGAGCTAGGATATATGTTCGTGGGGCTGACAGACCTGATACGCTTCGTGGTGTGAGTTTGACGTATGCGGTGTTGGATGAGGTGGCAGATATTAAGCCTGAGGCTTGGGAGCAGGTTATTCGGGCTTCTTTGTCAGACAAGAAGGGTAGAGCGTTGTTTATTGGGACTCCTAAGGGTAGGAACTGGTTTCATGACACGTTTAAGTTGGGTGAGAGTGGGAATGATCCTGATTGGAAGAGTTGGCACTTTACGACACAAGATAACCCTTTGATTGACCCTACGGAGATTGAGAGTGCTAAGAAGACCTTGAGTAGCTTTGCTTTTAAGCAAGAATACATGGCTAGTTTCACGAATGCTGGGTCTGATATCTTCAAGGAAGAATGGATTAAGTATGGTGAAGAGCCTCAGTATGGGTCTTACTATATAGCGGTGGACTTGGCTGGGTTTGAGGAAGTTGCCAAACAAGCAGCTAATTCTAAGAAAAGGTTGGATGAAACTGCTATCTCAGTGGTGAAGGTAACTGAGGATGGTAAGTGGTTTGTGGAGAAGATTGAGCATGGCAGATGGGATATTCGGGAGACTGCTGCCAAGATATTGATAGCGATGAGGGATTACAAACCTGTTAGTGTTGGGATAGAGAGGGGGGCGCTTAAGAACGCTGTTTTGCCCTATTTGAGCGACTTAATGAGGAAGAACAACACTTATGCTCATATTGTTGATTTGACGCATGGAAACAGAAAAAAGGCTGATAGGATAATTTGGGCATTGCAAGGAAGGTTCGAGCATGGCAGAATTGTGTTAAATTCTGAGGGAGATTGGGATGAGTTTGTTGACCAGTTAATCCTGTTCCCTGCTCAAGGAGTCCACGATGACCTGCCTGATTCACTTAGTTACATTGACCAACTTGCTGTTACATCTTACATGGAAGAGGATGACAGTGATGATTGGCAACCTATAGACATTATTTCAGGGGTCTGACATGGAACAAAACGAGTTTTACCAGCCAACAGAGAACGATAAAGAGTTAACTGCCTTTGTCATTGACCACTGTGATCGTTGGAGAGACTATCGAAACACCAATTTCCTTGATAGCTACCTTGAATACGAGCGTATCTTCCGAGGTGAGTGGGCAGCAGAGGATAAAACTAGGGAATCTGAACGCTCTAGAATCGTGACTCCCGCTACACAACAGGCTGTAGAGACTCGTCATGCTGAAATCATGGAAGCAATCTTTGGTCAAGGCGACTTCTTTGACATTGAAGATGACCTGAGAGATGTAAACGGCAATCCATTGGACGTTGAGATGCTAAAAGCTCAACTAATGGAAGACTTCAAACAAGACAAAATCCGTAAATCCATTGACCAAATTGAGTTGATGGCAGAAATCTACGGAACTGGTATTGGTGAGATTGTTGTTAAGACAGAGAAGATATTTGAGCCTTCAACACAACCGATTCCTGGTCAACAAAACCAAGCAGCTATTGGTGTTGTAGAGAAAAATCGCCTTGCTGTAAAGATTGTTCCTGTAAATCCTAAGAACTTCTTGTTTGACCCTAATGGAACAAGCGTTGATGACTGTATGGGTGTTGCGATTGAGAAGTATGTCGGCATCCACAAGATCGTAGAAGGCATCGAAAAAGGTATTTATCGCAAAGTTGATATCAAAACAACTTATGAAGATACTGATTTGGAAGCAACACAAGAGTTAAGCCAGTATCGTGATGAAAAAGTATTACTTTTAACGTACTATGGTTTAGTTCCTCGTGAATATCTGACAGAAAAAGATACAGAAGTTGCTGAGTTGTTTCCTGATGACTCAGTAGCAGAAGATTACACAGACATGGTTGAGGCAATTGTTGTGATTGCCAATGATGGGATGATTCTCAAGGCAGAAGAAAACCCATACATGATGAAAGACCGCCCTGTTATTGCATATCAAGATGATACAGTTCCTAATCGACTGTTAGGCCGTGGTACTGTAGAGAAATCCTACAATATGCAGAAGGCTATTGATGCTCAAGTTCGTAGCCACTTGGACTCTTTAGCGCTGACAACAAGCCCTATGATGGGTATGGATGCCTCTAGATTGCCTCGTGGCGCTAAGTTTGAGGTTAAGCCAGGCAAAGCCTTCATGACGAATGGAAATCCTTCTGAGATTCTCTATCCGTTCAAGTTTGGTGAGACAAGTCTGAATAACCTGAATACTGCCAAAGAGTTTGAGCGTATGCTCCTTCAAGCGACTGGCACTTTGGACAGCCAAGGCATGGTAAGTCAGGGTAATCGTGATGGTGCTGGCATGAGCATGGCAGTAGCAACGATTATCAAGAAGTACAAGCGTACATTGGTAAACTTCCAAGAAGATTTCTTGATTCCGTTCATCCAAAAGGCATCATTCCGCTATATGCAGTTTGATCCAGAGCGTTATCCTAGTGTGGACATGAAGTTTATTCCCACTGCAACACTTGGAATCATTGCTCGTGAGTACGAACAGCAACAATTTATTGGTTTATTGCAGACTCTTGGCCCAAATACGCCTGTATTGCCATTAATATTGAAGGGCATCTTGAACAACTCTAGTTTGAGTAACAGATATGAATTGATTGGTGCTTTGGATCAGATGAGTCAACCTGACCCACAAGCCAAAGAGATGCAACAAGTTCAACAGCAGTTGGCATTGCAAGCAGCGCAAGCACAAATTGCTGTTAATACGACACAAGCTGAACAAAACAGAGCAGAAGCCGCTAAACTGATGACCGAGGCTCAACTGATGCCACAAGAAGTACAAGCAAAAGTAATTGCTTCTACGACTAAAAACCTTCCTAGCGGGAACGAGTCCAATGAGTTTGACAAACGAGTCAAGATTGCTGAACTGATGCTTAAAGAAGCTGACATCAAGAACAAGAGCAAGATTGTTGAGTTGCAAATGAACAATGCAAAGAACAGTGTTGTTGACGTAGAAAATGACTTCCTCGAAAGTTTGAACACGGAGTTACAGAATGGCAATCGATAAAATCTTTGATGGTGCGGTAGATGG